GTTGACGAAGAAGGCATGAAGATTCGTGTGGATTTGGACACACAGAACAATGCCGAGGCGAAAGCTCTGTATTCTGCTGTTGAGCGAGGCGACCTTGATGGTATGTCCTTCATGTTCACAGTAGATGGAGATAAGTGGGACGACATTGATAGCGACCACCCGACACGGACAATCACCAAGTTGTCCAAGGTGTTCGAGGTATCTGCTGTCACGTTCCCTGCTTACGAGGCAACCAGTATCACGGCAAGAGGTTTATCCGAGGCATTGGATAGTGCCAAGGAGTCGTTGGAGAACGTAAAGGCCGAGGCTCGTGAGATTGAGAGACGTAAGCAAACAATCAGAATTCTATCAATGATGTAGAGGAGAAAAGACATGGAATTAAGAGAAATGAGTATTGAAGAACTCGAGGCTCGTAAGAGTGCCATCGCCTCTGAAGTAGAGAGTGAGGGTGCTGATTTGAACGCACTCGAGGAAGAAGTACGTGCCATCAATGATGAGATGGAGCAGAGAAAGGCAATCGAGGCACAGAAGAACGAGATTCGTTCCAAGGTTGCGGCAGGTGCAGGTGTAGTAGTCAAACAGGCTGTTAAAGAAGAGGAGAGAAAAGCAATGAAGGTTGATGAGATTCGTGCAAGCAAGGCCTATGAAGAGGCTTACGCTGATGGTATTAAGAGCAAGGATTTTTCCGAGTGCCGCAGAATGCTGTTAGAGGCATCTGATGCAGAGGAGCGTGGTTTGATGACCACCAACGCTACCAACGGAACTGTATCCGTTCCAACAATCGTTTATGACATCGTTAAGAATGCATGGGAGAACGATGCCATCGCATCCCGAGTTAAGAGAACCTACTTACAGGGCAACCTCAAGGTAGATTTCGAGATTAGCTCCACAGGTGCTACCGCTCACAACGAGGGTGCATCCGTTGACGAGGAGACCTTGGTACTTGGTACTGTTGATATCACTCCAGTACTTATCCTCAAGTGGATTTCCATTACAAAGGAGGCCGCAGACCTTCGTGGTGCCGCTTTCCTTCAGTATGTATATGATGAGTTGGTTCATCAGATTGCGAAGAAGGCAGTTGATACCCTGATTGCGAAGATTGACGCTTGTGGTACACAGGCAACTTCTACTTGCGTAGGTGTTCCTGCAATCACCGCTACTTCTGCATCCGTTGGATTGATTGCAGAGGCATTAGCAGAGTTATCTGATCAGGCACAGAACCCAGTTGTTATGATGAATCGTCAGACCTGGGGTGCATTCAAGACTGCACAGTACGCTAACAAGTTCAATACTGACCCATTCGAGGGATTGCCAGTATTGTACAACAACACTATCAAATCCATCTCTGCGGCTACCACAGGTGATACTTATGTCATCGTTGGCGACCTTGGCGAAGGTGCTATGTTCAACTTCCCTAACGGCGAAGATGGTGTTGAGATTGTTGAGGATAGACTCACACTCGCTACTAGCGGCAAGGTTAAGGAAATCGGTTCCGAGTTCATCGGCATCGGTGTAGTTGGCCCGAACGCATTCGTTAAGATTAAGAAGTAATTGATCAGGAGGGACTTCATCATGAACATTCTAATTGCTGTACCATCAATGGACCAAGTACCTGCACTATTTTGTCAGTCGCTCGCCACTCTTCGGAAGGTGGGCGACTGCGTAGTCGCTTTTCAAATTGGTTCACTTATCTATGACGCTCGGAACAAGCTCGGCAAGACTGCCATTGAGATGGGAGCCGACTACGTGCTGTGGCTTGATTCTGACATGACATTTCCTGCAGATACGTTGGAGCGAATGCTCAACACGATGCAGGAGAAAAACTTGGACATCTTGACAGGAGTCTACTACCGCAGACGACCACCTTATACTCCAGTACTGTTCAATCAGTTGGAGATTATCGAGGGGGTATGCCACAACACGGAGTTTAATTTTATTCCTGATGATTTGTTCGAGGTTGGCGGATGCGGCTTTGGATGTGTTCTGATGAAGTCCGATGTCCTTTTCAGTATGATGGCTAAACACCACGACCTGTTCTCTCCATTTGATAGAGTGGGCGAGGATGTCGCATTCTGTCTCCGTGCGAGAGAGTGTGGTTATAAGATATGGGCAGACCCATCAATCGACTTGGGCCATTGCTCATATTCCGTGGTAAATAAGCAGTTTTATCAAGCATTTAATAGGGAGACAAGTAAATGTTAGACCTAGTTAAGAAATCACTCCGCATCACTTCTGATGCGTATAACGATGAACTGAATAATCTCATAGATTCAGCCCAGTTGGATTTAGGCATTGCGGGAGTAACGTTGCCAACGAATTTGGACGCAATCTGCAAGACAGCAATCTGTACTTACTGCAAATTGCATTTCGGCTCACCCGATGACTACGACCGACTCAAGGCATCCTATGACGAGCAGAAGGCTCAACTGTCCATGGCGACAGGGTACACGGATTGGGGTGATAGCGATGCATGACGAGGGTATTTTGCAGATTTGCTCCCTAGAGAATACGGCAGAGGCAGGAATGATGCCACAGGATAGATTAGTAGTCCTTGAGTCTGACTATTATGCGAAGAAGTCCGCATCGTATAACCGTATCTATGCGGCTATGGGGGCGAACCACAAGTTCGACATGATCGTCAGAGTGTTCAACACGTCCACCCCGACTGATGGGATGTATGTAGTACTGGACAACGGCGACCAATATCAAATTGATGTATGTCAAGAGATAGTTGGGAAGGATTGCATCGACCTGACTCTGAAAAAAGTGGAGGATTATTATGACGTTGCAGGACCGATTGAAAGCGGTGAAAACAGCCCTAGTGGAGGCGATGGGGAATAAGGTGTACCACTACACCAAACCCGCCAACGTTAAGGCTCCTTACATCGTTTGGATGGAAGAAGGTGGAGATACTTTCAATGCGGATAACTGTAACGGAGAAGTATCTGCCACAGGAACTATTGATATTTACTCAAGTGATGAGTTTGATGCTCTATTCGATGCTCCTCCGAGTGCCCTCAATGGTGTAGCCACCTGCGAGTTGAACTCGGTGCAGTACGAGGACGAAACCAAGCTTATCCACTACGAGTACAGATTTTGGTGTTAATTATGGCAAAGTGGTACATCGGTCACGGAATTGATGATTTTATTGCAGAAATGCAGGCCCTAGATAAGGTAACTGACGCAATGTGCGGCAAGGCTATTTATGAAGGGGCAAAGATTGTTGCGGACGAGATGCGTAAGGCTATTGAGAATTTGCCCGAGCAAAAAACGGTAAAGGGACACACCGCCTTGGTGCGTGGTGTTACCAAGTCGCAAAAAAAAGGCTTACTAGATGGCTTTGGTATATCTACAAAGCAACAGAATAATGGAATCGTCAACGTTAAGCTCGGATTTGAAGGGTATAACGACACAGTAACGCAGAAGTACCCCGAAGGACAGCCAAACGCAATGATAGCCCGAACAATTGAGTCGGGCAACTCATGGCATCAAAAGACACCATTTATAGCACCGACTCGCCGCAAGTGTGCGGAGAGGGCGGAAGAAACTATGAAGTTAAGCATTCAACACAGTATAGAGGACTTCTCTGACAGAGGTCACTTATATTTTTAAGGAGGAAAAAATCATGTCTGAATTCGGAAGAGTTTGCACGGGCTTTTCTTTGCCGTGGATTGCAAAGTACACCGCATCCGCAGGAGTGGTCACTTATTCCTTGGCACAGAGATTGGCTCGTGGTGTTAGCGTTAATGTATCGGCTAACTCCTCTAGCGACAATAAGTTCTACGTTGACAACCAGGTAGGCGAGAGTGCCGATGGTGTGTTCACAGATGGAACAGTTGAGTTAGTAGTGGATGGCTTGCTTGATACTGCTCGCAAGTTGATCTACGGCCTTCCAACCGCTGACAGCGATGGATGGATGAATGAGGGCGACTCTGCTGTTGCTCCGTACATGGGAGTTGGATTTGTTGCTCGATTCATGAGCGGCGGTGTGACAACCTATGTACCTTATGTGCTGACCAAGACAAAGTTCGCTGTTGAGGGAACCGAGGCCAAGACACAGGAGGCAGAGATTGAGTGGCAGACACAGACTCTGACCGCTAACCTGTTCCGTGATGACACTTCCAACCATACTTGGAGAAAGATTGGCGAGGAATGTCAGACCGAGGCGGCCGCAGAGCAGATGATTAAGACACTTTTTAATGTGTCCAGTAGCACTACTACTGTAACCACAGAGTAATTAGGAGGGAATGAACATGAGGGACGACATCGGATTTTTATTTAATGTAAGAGCGAGAATCAACATCGCTCAACTCACAGAGTCAAAGGCTATCGGCGAGGTCGGTAGCCTTTTTGATGGTGAGGAGGAAAAGAGCATTGATAATCTCTACAAGGTGGCTCGCATTCTGAATCATGAGTACGAGCTGAAGAAGAGAATTGATCAGGGCAAGGAGGTGAACCTCCGAGAGAACTACGCAGTATTCACAAAGGATGACATCCTCGAGATGGATAATGTGGCATTCAATGAGTTCTCGGACAAAGTTTTCCGAACCTTACGAGGTGAGAGAACTGTGGAGGCTACCCCAAAAAAAGGAAAAGCCAAGCCATCGAAATAAATGAGGCTTG